GGATGGAAGCCGTACAAGATGCGAGGCTGCGAGACAGGAGCGGAGGAACTATTTAATCAACTTGGGTATATTATTCCATTGACTGGATTTGTGACCATGCTAAAGGGTAACCGAGACCTGAACACAACCGAGAAAATTAAGCGCGTTCACAGGTCGTTTGAGTTGACAGAAGATGAAACTATTTTAGCAGAATATGACCGATACCTATCACATACCGATTAAGCCGCTGTCAGTTAACGAGGCATGGCGGGGCCGTAGATTTAAGTCTCCAGCATACAAGCGATATGAATCGGTTGTTATGCTATTGCTGCGAGATATTCCGCTGAAGGCATCCCCACCATACAAGATCACACTTGTATTTGGAATGAGTAATGCGCGCTCGGATTGGGACAACCCGATCAAACCTTTTCAAGACATCCTGCAAAAGCGGTACGGTATAGATGACAAGGATATTATGGAAGCGCACGTCTATAAGCAGGTGGTAAAAAAAGGTGAAGAGTTCATAGGTTTTTCCATTGATACTGTATAGAATATGGAAGCGCAGGTTTACAAAGCAGAGTTCAACGAAAAGCAACGGATAGCAATAGACTACCTGTCACCGTCTAATCAGGTGGAAATGCTATTGTATGGTGGTGGCGTGTACTCCGGTAAGACTTGGCTAGGTTGCTATTGGCAGATTGCGCGAAGACTGAAATACCCAAACACACGCGGGTTGATCGGTCGTTATGAGTTAAAGAACCTGCAACTATCTACCATGCGTCGCTTTTGGTACATCTGCGGGGAGATGGGATTGCGCCAGGGGGTTCATTACAAATACAACGGACAATACAACACGATAAGCTGGTATAACGGCAGCGAAACTATTCTCATGGACATGGCCGGCAGTCCGGGCGACGTGGATTTTCACCGGTTTGGATCGCTTGAATTAACCGATTATTTCCTAGATGAAGTAGCTGAAATGAGTTGGAAGGCAGTTGAAATGATAGACAGCCGAACCCGATACAACCTAATTGGTGGCCGGCCAAAAGGCCTAATGAGTTGCAACCCTGCTAAGGGTTGGTTATACAATACCTTTTACAAGCCATACGTTGACGGCACAATGCCGGCACACCGTGCATTCGTTCCGGCACTTCTCAGGGATAATACCATAAAACCTGATCCGGTGTACGAGGCGAAGATTGCGCGCATGAACGAACGCGACCGCAAGCGATTGTTGGAAGGGGATTGGAACTTTGATGAAAGTCCTGATCGCATTTTCGATTACGACGATCTTCTCCGGTGCTTCAGGAATGACGATCTTAAGGGTGAAATGTACCTAACCGGTGACATCGCTCGAATGGGTAAGGATAGAACCGTGCTAGCCTTGTGGCAGGGGTTAACTTTACTTAGAATAGAGATACTCCGGAAGCACAGAGTGGATGAAGTGACCAAGCGGATCAAAGAAATTCAAGCTGAAAAGAACGTGAAGCTGAAGAATATCGTGGTGGATGAAGACGGTGTAGGCGGTGGAGTAGTGGATAACCTTCGCTGCATTGGCTTTATGAACGGATCGCGCGCAAATAAGCCGGACAAGTTTCAAAACCTAAAGGCAGAGTGCTACTTTAAACTTGGGGAAATCGTGGAGCAGGGCAAGTTAGTTCTACCGGTGGAGCATAGAGATGACATTATCAGAGAGCTTGATATGATCCGCAGGAAAAACCCCGATGGGGATCGCAAATTATCGGTTACGAGCAAAGAAGAAATAGCCCGTCAGCATGGGGTAAGCCCCGACTTAGCCGACGCGATAATGATGCGGATGTATTTTGAACTGCATCCGAACTACGGGAAGTACCAATTCGGCTAATTTTTACCACAGCAAACCCGCGTAAATACTAGGAAAGTAAAGATTTAACAATTTTCTTTGTGAGCGTTGCATATTTGCAACATATATTTGTCGGGTCAAACAAACAATACTAGAACAATGAACATTAAAGCAACAACACAGGCACTCTCCGCAAATCAACATTTAATGGTTATCTCAGCCGCTTCAATAGTTGAATACTATTGCAAGGGCTACACAGACAACAAGCGCGATAAATCCTTAGATGGTTATTACTTTAAGTCAGAATTGAGACGCAAATAATCCCACTAATCGCCCCGCCCTGAGATAAAGGCGGGGTTTTGGCGGTAAAAACCAATACACAATGGCAACAATTCAGATCCCAAAAAAAGTAGTCACAGAATCAATCGAGACTATTGAGGTAGAACTTCCGTACTTCGTGAAGTATGGCCCTATTCTGTGGAAAATCATTAGCAAAGATCAGGCTGTTAAGCTGTCCGAGCTGGAAGGCTTCTACGGCATTGAGATGTGCGGAATTAATACGGCCATCTCCTGCGGAACGCCATGCACCCGCGAAGAGTTTGAGGAAGCAGCATCGAAGGTACTCCATAAACTCTCAGGGCTTATCATCAATGACTAACCGAGAAATCAAACGGATTCAGCGAATGGAAATCGCTATTATCCTCATACTTTCAATCACATTCTTAACTTACTTCATCCTATGTTAGAACTTGACAAACTGCAAAAATTCACCGCTCGGTTAAACTCTGAGCCAGCACTTGAAGGAATAGAACCTACTCCGGATAAAAAAGCCGTAACGCTCGTTATCTCCCACGTGGAGATGACACTTGACGAACTCTTTTTCGGCCTTTGGTCAACTGAGAATTTCAAATGGTCAGCCATTGCGAACGAGGTTCAGGGTTCACTTGAACTGGTCGTTACCCATCCAGTAACCGGGCAGACACTCAGAAGGACAGGCGCGGCATCGGTAGTGATAACCGTTGATCGTGTTCCGGACGCAATTAAGGAAAATGCACAGGCGCGTAATGAGTGGGCATTGAACCCAAGCAACAAGAAGCAAAATGCCCTAGACCTAGCCTTTCCGAAACTTAAAGCAGAGTGCCTGAAAAACGCGGCTCAGTCACTTGGTAAAATCTTTGGGCGCGACCTTAACCGCAAGAACAAGGATCAATACAAGCCGTTCAAACTCACTCCTCAGGACACCGGATTAACCGCCCTGCCACCCTCAGCAATGCATAAGATTGAAGAGGCGATCAGTTCAGGCGTGGAAGAGTATGAGATCCTACAATCAATCGAACTCGTTTCCGAACTTATTACACCGGAGCAGCGCGAAAAAATCCAAACCCTCTTAAATTCACGCGCATGATCTCACTTGCATATCTCAGAACCATTGATACGGTATATTGTCCTAACTGCGATACATACCGCCATGAAGACGAACGGCATTGCCCCAACTGCGATGTGAGATGTGAGGCTTGCCTCAATTACTTCAACCGCGACACTTTGCACCCGAACATTCAGACGGCAACTTACTTTTTAAAATTCTGCTGCGATAGCTGCCTGAGAGAAGAGATAGAAGAATTAAATCAACCAACATCAATAATTTAAGACAATGGAAATTCAATTTAACCCGAAAGAAGACAGTGGTAGCTTTTACTGGGAAACAGATTATTATCATCCCGATAATGCATTCACTATGCGGGATTTTTTAGACAACCATTTACCGCCTGATTTTGAAGTGATACTAGATGATGGAAGTTATGCAGAAGTACAACATCACGCCACGGATGCAATTTTCCGTATTGACGCAAAAGGCAACGGAGATTGTTTTCATCACGTGGTTGAGTGGCACGTAATTTCTTAAAAAAAACAATCATCTTCCATACATTTGCCAAAACCAATACAATGAACACAATAATTGAAACGATTAAAAAAGACTTAAACAATGATCGTTTGTTTAGTCTTTTACTTCCAAAAATTCAGCATCAAATTGACAACCATGATCCTAATTATGGAATCTTGTCTCCAATGTACTCTTTGATGCCTTGTTTTTTTGATTATTACAATGTAGATGAATTATCAACAGATCAAATGAATGAGGTGGAAAGAGTAATTAAAATAGTAGACGATGCTTTTGGTGGCGGTTGGTCTGAGTTTTCTCTAAAAATGAGTATTGATAGAGAGTTAAGAACTAATGAAATGATTCGAGAATTGAAGCACGCTAGAAGTATATTATCTGTCTTTGTTAAAGATTAAACCAATACAGCAATGAACTTACACAACGAACTTCAAAGGGAGGTACTAATTGCCTCCGCTCAGAACTCCCGCGCATGGGATAAGGTTAGGTTAGGCCGCTTCACAGGCTCAGGACTGGGCAAACTATTCACCGAACCGAAATCTGTAAAGGACAGGGCAGAGGGTAAGCTATCCATGACGGCCATCACTTACATCGAAGAGAAAGCGATGGAGGTTATCACAGGAGACGCGCAAGGTGAATTTTCAGCCAAAGCTACCGATTGGGGCAACGAATGGGAAGAACACGCGCTCAACAAACTTGCTCAGGCGATTGGATGCCCGGAAGACAAGCTGAAACTCAAACCACCGTTCAAGCTCTATGGTGACTACTCAGGGGCTAGTCCTGACGCTTACATGGAGTACAAGGATATTCAAGTCGGGGCTGAAATCAAATGCCCGTACAACTCCGTAATTCACCTCAGACACTCACGGGTGAAGAACGCAGCAGACCTGAAGGAACACGATGCGGATTACTACTGGCAATGTCAGGCGAATATGTTTTTCCACAAGATACCCCTGTGGCTCTTCGCGTCATTTGATCCACGCCAACCCGAACACCGGATGCTTCACTACGCGGAAATCTATGCCGTGCCTGAGGATCAGGAACTTATGCTTTTGAAACTCGAAAAGGCGGAGAAGATGAAGCAGGAAATCATTAAACAATGGATGACAAAATGAACTACACAGACTTTTTAGAATCAAAAAAGAAGAACCATGTCCTTTCCGGATTTGATTGCGACACGGATCAACTTAACACTCACCTATTCCCATTTCAGCGGTTTATTGTGCATCGCGCTTTGAAGGCTGGAAAGTATGCGATTTTTGCCGATTGTGGTTTAGGTAAAACCCTGATGCAACTTGAATGGGCTAATCAGGTGAACCGACACACCGGAAAGCCCGTGTTAATACTTGCCCCGCTTGCGGTTGCCGGACAGACTATAAACGAGGGCGCAAAGTTTCACATTGACGCTTGCAAATATGACGGCAGCAATTCCCCTATTCAGATCACAAACTATGAGCAAATTGAAAACATAGACACATCTATTTTCTCAGGTGTTGTGCTTGATGAATCTAGTATTCTGAAAAACTTTGAAGGGGCTACAAAGAAGCTGATTATTGATTTGTTTTCTCAGACCCCATATAAGCTAGCGTGTACTGCAACTCCTTCACCTAATGATCCGATGGAACTCGGAAACCATGCTGAATTTTTGGACGTGATGAGCCGGAACGAAATGCTTGCTATGTACTTTGTACACGATGGCGGGGAAACGGCAAAATGGAGATTGAAAGGACACGCTGAGAAATCTTTCTATGAGTTTGTTGGATCGTGGGCTATTATGCTGAATAAGCCTCAGGATATTGGATTTGAGATGGATGGCTACGCGCTGCCTTCGCTTAATATCATTGAGCGTATGATCTCCACTCCCAAGCGGGATAATGGCAGTCTATTTAATGACGCGATTATTTCTGCTACCAACTTTAATCAGGAATTGAGACTTACAAAAAAGGAACGTCTTGCGGAGGTTGTGGAAATCGTAAACTCAAAACCGGATGAAAATTTCATTATTTGGATAAAGCAGAATGAAGAGGGTGAAATGCTAAAATCCATGCTACCGGAAGCGCGGGAGGTAAAAGGAAGTGATTCAAATGAATGGAAGGAAAAGACGCTTCTAGGATTTGCAAAGAACGAATTTAGAATCTTGATTACTAAAACCAAGATAGCCAGCTTCGGGATGAATTACCAAAATTGCCGAAATCAGATTTTTGCTTCTTTAGATTTTTCATTTGAAGGGTTATATCAGGCTATCCGAAGATCATACCGTTTCGGACAAAGCAATGAAGTGAATATTTACCTTATCACAACCGACACCATGAGCAACGTAAAACAATCGATAGATCAGAAACAAAAACAATTTGAAAAAATGCAGGATGCAATGAGCGAAGCAGTAAACGCGAACCTTTCAGGAAATATGATGAGTTCCGCAGATTACGACACCGATCCAGTTAATAACGACTGGTATAGAATTGAGCGCGGTGATTGCGTTCAGTTGATTCAGAAATTAGATAATGAATCTGTTGGATTCTCTATTTTTTCTCCACCGTTTGCCGAGTTGTACACTTACTCTAACCACGTTGAGGACATGGGAAATTCAAAGGACTATAACGAGTTTCTTACTCAGTTTGGATTCTTGGTTAAAGAACTGCACCGCGTCCTGATTTCCGGTAGAAACGTTGCGGTACATTGCATGGATTTACCTATTCAAAAAGGCAAAGAAGGTTTTATCGGATTAAGGGATTTTTCTGGTCTGATATTGAAGGCATTTGAGGACGCTGGATTTGTCTATCACTCCCGTGTGACCATTTGGAAAGATCCGGTAGTTGAGATGCAGAGAACAAAAGCCCTCGGACTACTTCACAAGCAAGTAAAAAAGGACAGCACCATGAGCCGTGTGGGTATTCCTGACTATCTGATGATTTTCAGAAAGGATGGAGAAAGATTAAATCCGGTTACAAACACGGATATTCCGGTAGACTTGTGGCAGAAATACGCTTCTCCGGTGTGGATGGATATTGACTACGGAAATACATTGCAGGGATTCAGAAACGCGCGGGATGAGCGCGATGAAAAACACATTTGCCCTTTGCAACTTGAAACTATTGAACGCGCTATTCACCTTTACACAAACAAAGGAGACGTTGTATTCACTCCGTTCATGGGAATAGGCAGCGAAGTTTATCAGGCCGTTAAAATGGAGCGCAGAGGCGTCGGATTTGAACTGAAAGAATCATATTACCAGCAAGCAAAAAAGAATATAGCATCAGTTGTTGTTGAAAAGACTCAGTCAAGTCTATTCTAAACCTATCTATATTTGCAATGACCACCTGTATGAAGAACTTAATAAACCCCATCGTTACCGCAATACCGAAAGCCTATACAGGCGCGGGTGGTCTATTGTGTGTAGCGGTGGGTTTTATTTTTCCATGACATCCTTCATTATTCATTTGGACAGCTTAAATCTGCTGGACAAACTCTCGGACGAACAAGCCGGACAACTTTTTAAGGCCATCCGAAATTATCAAAATTCGGGTGAATTGCCTTCTGAATTTTGGCTTCAAATTGCTCTTGAACCTTTCGTTAATCAGTTCACCCGTGACGCTCAAAAATATGCTGAAATCAGCGCAAAGCGTTCAGAACTAGGTAGAAAGGGAGGGCTAGCAAAAGCTAGCAATAGCTACCAAAAGCTAGCAAAGCCTAGCAAACCTAGCTATAATGATAGTGATAGTAAGAGTAATAGTGATAGTAAGAATGATAGTAGTAATGCTAACGCATTATCTTCTGAAAAGAAAACTGAAAAAGAAAAGTTGATGCTTCCACATTCATCCGATGAGTTCAAATCTGCATGGGAAAGTTTGCTCACTCAGAAGAAATGGAAGAACAAATCAGACAAAGCCTTGCAAATTGCCCTTAAAAAACTTGGATCAAAGGCCGAAAAGGTCGCGGTTAAGATGATCGAGAACGCAATTCTAGGCGAATGGCAGGGATTATTCGACCTTAAACCACACGAAGAACGGGAAATTTTGGAAGCAGCCGGACAACGATATAAACTTGCGCCTGCGTCAGAAGAGAACGCACCGCCTTACCACAGACAACTAGGAGTTAAATCATAAAAAATAATGCCATGCCTTGCTATCAAGCTGAAGAATCAAACAACGAAGTGCAATCACGCAGAATGGCCGCGCTAGTGGTTATTTTGGATAGGAAAATGGGCTTAAAAACACCCGAAGCTATTATCAGATGGAGTAACGCTACATACGAAAATCATTGCGACATCTTAACCCCTTTACTATGCAGCAGACTTAATGCACTTACGCCCGAACAACTAGATCAAATCGTTTACAACGGCAGGGATAAAGACAGCCGCAGACTAGCCGACTGGTTTGATGAGCATAAAGAATGGGACGCAAAGAGAAGAAACGAAGAGTGATTTGTTTAATTTTGCCAGCCAACCAATACGATGAACAATTTACACGGACTTATCCCACCACACGATCAGGAACTAGAGGAAGTCATATTAGGAGCGATCCTGCTTCAATCTGACACACTTTCTGCCTTAAGTGGTACTTTGATACCTGAAATCTTTTATGTGCCGTCTAATAGGCTTATTTTCGATTCCATCCTGAAACTGAAAAATGAGAACGCGGCCATTGATATTTTGACCGTGACCAAGAAGCTGAGGGCTGAGGGTGTTTTAGAAGCGGCTGGCGGCCCGATGAAGGTTTCTGCACTAACCAACCGCGTCTCAGGAACGGCACACCTGTCTGAATGGTGGTTAATCCTTCGCGAACATTGGATGCGGAGAGAGTTTGGGAATATCGCTCAACGGGTTTTTAATCGTTCGTATGACAAGTCAGAGGATGCGTTCGACATTTACGATGAATTTAGCAAAGCGATGAACGCGATCCATTCCGGAAGCAATGACGGAGAAGTTCAGCACATAAAGGCGGCTATTGACAGGGCGCGTGAAATGGTTGAGGCAAGGTTAAACAATCCCGATGGTGTTAGTGGTATTCCGTCCTCACTCAACTGCGTGAACAGGCTTTTGGGTGGGTACGCAAAGACCGACCTAATCATTTTGGGAGCGCGTCCCGGCATGGGTAAGTCAGCCTATGCAGGAGGTGAAGCACTCCACGCGGCAATGTTGGGGTATAAAGTTCTCGTTTTTTCACTTGAAATGAGCCGTGAGCAATGGGTGTACAGGTGGAACTCAATGGTAAGTCAGGTTGATGTGGAGAAGCTGGCTAAGTACAGGCTGGATGAAACGCGCCTGTCTCAGTTCTACGCAGGCAATGACGTGCTCAATGGCCTTCCAATTTGGATAGATGACACTTCAGGCGTGACCGCGCAGAAGATACTAGACAAAGCGAAACGAGCGCAGAAAAAGCACGGGGTTGATTTTATTCTGATTGACTACCTGCAACTAATTTCAGGCGGCAATAATCGAAGGGGCGGAAACAGGGAGCAGGAACTAAGCGAAATAAGCCGAACGCTGAAACTTATGGCGAAAGAATTAGATGTTCCGGTGCTTGCCCTATCTCAGTTGTCGCGGGCGCTAGAAAGCAGGGCAGACAAAAGGCCGTTACTCTCAGACCTCAGAGAATCCGGAGCGATTGAGCAGGATGCGGATGTGGTTTGTTTCCTCTTCCGGCCCTCTTACTACGGAGCGGCAGACGGGCAGCCGGATGAATTGATAGTTGCAAAACAGCGCAATGGATCAACGGGAATAGTTCCTGTTAAATTTCTTGGAGAGCAGACCAAGTATGTAGATATTAGCACAAGTTATTCACCTTTTTAATACACGTATTATGTTAATATTCGCAACAATAATTTTGCTTGTAATTTTATCGGTATTTGTTTGTCTGATTATAGACAAGCACTCGAATAGTAAGTGGTTTTGTAATTTTTGGGGATGGCATCACCCTCATAATAATAAAATCGGATTTGATGGATGCTCAATGACATCGAAATGTAAGAGGTGCAATAAGGATATTTTATGTGATAGCAATGGGGACTGGTTTTAATTACCGCTCACTCGCATACAAACCAAACAATATTCACCATTTTAAACCAATACGATGAAAGTCTACCCAAACAATGACGGCAGCTACGATGTAGTGAACCTAAACAAAGTCCTATTTCACGTGGAAGAAGGGCGGCCACTTAAGTTGATCGGCAGAGTGAATGAGAAGTGGCAGCACCCGCGCAAAAGGTTGAACACGATTCCGCTTTCGGTGTTGAGATGGGAAGGGGAAATAATCAGTAAGAAGCTATGAGAAGACCAACCTATCCCGAACATATTAAGGTTCTATCTAAGGGCTTGATTTGCGTATGCGGTCAGTCCTGCATGAATAGAGACGCGGAGCAGTTTATTTCGCGGCATTTGCTTCATGGATCAACGATTAACAACCTGTCTAATCCGGTGTGACGGCAGTCGATATGCGTCCATGTAGGGGTGAATGCAGGGTTTTCTATGGTTGTGATCCATTGCCGTTCGATGAAGTAGATTTCGTGCTTCCGGATTAAGTCGTGAACTTCGCGTGGGCGCATACCGTCTACGCTCAAATCCACCGCCCTACCGTACTTATGCTGCGACCACCGCGCGCCCGTTGGTGTGTTGCTTATCCTCAGGCCGCGTTCATCCAATGCGCCACCGTTCCACCAATTATTAACCGTAACCCTACGGCCTGATATGTCTCTGATATGCTGACAGGCTAGGATAATGCGTATATCCATCAGCGCAAGTGAACGCGCACCCCTTACATTGTAGATTTCAGGCGGTACAAATTCATCTAGGTAGAAGTTATCTGTAACTTTAACCCTGCCCATTTATAGCGCGTGAAATGGTTTCGTCTTTGTGGCGTGAAGAGCGGGATGAACCGACGTAATAAGCGAATATAGATGTGCCGATTCCCAGCACCGTGCCGAAGGTCATATCAGCTAGGCGTTGGTTCTCTTCGGGAATCCGGATGAAGACAAGGCAAGCGACCACCCCGACGGTCATCAGTAGTCCGGTAATGACCACAACTCCCATCAGCCAGTCACGTTTGCCACCGGAGGCCTTCATAAACTCCACCTCACGGCTTCGGGCGTTGCTTCTGTCCTCAACCTCTAGGCGCAACTCTTCTAGTCCGGTTTCCATTTTTATGGATTCCATCTCTAGCTGCCATTGGAGTTTGTACTTCTGAAATTCCGCATCTAGCGCGCGAAGTTCTTCGCGTTGTTCCTTGCCTTTGTTTAGGATTTGCCCGACCTTTTCAAGCGCCTCAACTCCGGTCACGTCGCCAACGAGTTCGACAATATCACCCGCAACGGGCTTTACTTTGTCGCGCATGAACTCCGCGAACTTGGAGTTCTTCAGCCGTTCCATGAGTTTGGGTTTATCGCTCATCGCTTAGGTGTTATTACGGCAAGCAATTTATGAAGGATTGACTTGTAATGAGTGGTCAGGTAAATAAGAATTTTTTCACCGAGAAGAGTGGTAATAGGCACGATGTACTGCCCCTGCTTTTCCCATCCATTACTCACGCACCAAACCGATGTAATGTAGCCGGCAAAGATTGACATCCCGACAATCCCGAACCATTGAATGAGTGACATTCTGCGCTTCATGCCTATTTCATAGGATATTTTACCAATAACCCCCACCGCAGTTGATACAATGAAGGTGGAGAATTTACTAAGAAATGCCATTGCTTCATCGTGAAGATTCATACGCGATGTTTAAGGAGTGAGAAGATTAAACCGATACCAACTATGTTGAGAATTAACCAGTCATTGAACGCGAACACGCACGGATCAAAGTAGATTTCATCCATCAGATCCCCGAACGCTACAATCGTAAAAGCTACGGCAATCATTTTCAATTTGCCCTCAGCCAGTATTCCGATAATTCCGGATAACAGGACAATGGACAGGGCATTACACACCATCCATCGGTTAGTTGCTTCGATCTGATCTGCTTCTGAAGTGAACGGAAAAGACTGAAGCCACCCCGCATACAGCAGGGCGGCAATAGTGGCTAGAATGAGCGTGTAGGCGAGCGCGGATTTCATCTTTTGAAAATGTTTCTCGGACGCGGCCCAACCAACTTATCATAGTTCAAGTTGTTGTCGTCCTTAATGTAGTCCGTCTCTTCGAGCTTGCAATCCTCAGAAGCCGTCATCGTGAAGAGTTCAACGGCAGGGTGTACCGTGTTTCCCGATGGCTCGTGAATGAATGGGCTTTGCGGAATGGCCGAACCCAGTCTTAGGTATTCATCAGTTCCTACGGTTAAGATTGCGATCTCGTCACCGACCTTTAGTTTTTGGTTGTACATCTTGTTGGGGTTTTATTTCGGACAGTTTTTTCTTCTCATACTCTACCAATCTACGCGCAATTTCTTCGCGGCTCAACTTGTGCTTTGTACTCATGGCAGTTGGCTAATTCGTTTGAAAGGTGCTGTTCCGCTTGTCGCAGTATTCCCGTGGCTGAAACCGTAGCTAGTTGTCGGGGTTGTGGTCATGGATGCGGGTTTTTGCGGCCATACATTATCATTGAACTCAGGGAATAGTGAAGAGTTGGCGCAAAGGTAGTCGGCAAGTTTTCCGGAGTAGAACTCTGCGTTATTCTTCGCCCTATTCATTATGTCCTTCATTACATCGTCACTTACTCCCTGGCCGTCTTCTAGCGTCCTTTGAACGAGCGATGCGTTGTCTGATTTGTATGTAAGCACCGGAACGAGTTCGACCATAGTCCACCACACAAGGGCCTTGCGGATGTAGTCGTTTACGAGGGTTGTGTAGTTTCCGCTAGTTCCTGCTCCGGAAATATCGGTTTTGATCTTCTCCATCAGCGAGTCACCGAGATAAGAAGTCAGGTATTTATCCTGCGCGACGTACATGGCCGCGTAAATGAAATTGTCATCCACAGCAGAATTGATCTGCGTGTACTTCTTCACCACGTTAGCGGATATGATGCAAACTTCAGCCATTAGTTGAATCGTTTATTAGTTGGAAGAAAACCCTCATACGGCATATCAACGGGCAATTTAGCCACTAGTGCCTCATTGCGTACCTTATACCCCGCTGCCTCTGCCTTGCGTACTGCGATGCCTTGTGCATTTGGGGATTTTACGTCTATTCCCATGCCTTCAGCGGAAACATAGACCTCTTTCTGCCAAAAGTGGTGGCATGATCCACCGCCTTTGTAGAGCCAAATTGAATAAGTGTCAGCCCCTTCCGGTCCCCATCCGGGATTCACCGCCCGGTTTTCCATTGCTAGGATATCCTCTTTGCGGTAGAGTTTGTCAGCCGACAGCATTTTCCGACAAAATTCACGGGTATTGGGCTTACGCTCCCCACGATAACGGTAACGAGTAATGTAAAGCTTGTCGTTAATTACTTCGTCCTGTTCGCTCGAAGCATTTGGGCGAGCCGTTCCGGTAGACGCAAGGTGAAGAACTCGCGCCAATTCGGTTTCGTTTTCATCGTCCGCAACTTCATCGCAGGAAAATGAATCAATCAGAATGTAACCATTCGGTGAATCTTCGCCTAGTTCAATGAACTCATCTAGGGCAGTCTTTTTTTTTTCAAGTGACTGCTGAACGGGCGCGGGTTGCGGCTGCTGCTCGAAGCTAATCGGAGTATTCGGGGTGATTTCGCAAGTAATATTCGGTATCTCGAAGTTTAGAATCTTCTCATACGCCTCAGCGATTGCGCGCTGGTATGGCTGAATCACTTGGTTATTGAAGATTTCAAGTCCGATAGCCATTTCATCTTTGTTCGATCCGAATCCGGACTGCGAGCGAACGCCAAAAATGAGAGGAGTAGTCACGCGGTGCGCGATCATTACTTTAGTCGTGCATTCCTCAGAAATAAACTGATATTGTTTGTCCGCATCCGATAACGGAAAAGGAGTGATCTGCGGCGGTGTAGTTCCATTTTCGTTGAAACCCATGATGAACTTGCCCGCATTGCGCGCTCCGCTCATTTTATTCTCCCAATCGCGGATAATCTGCTGTTTGGTTTCTTCGTCTACTAGGCCATTGAAGAAGTTCACGATGAACGACGGGAATAAGCCGTTCATTATGTTATTGACGTGGTAGATACTTACTTGCCTGTCAAGTTCGATGTAGTTTGCCCCTGACCAATAATCAGGCACGGGATAAACTGCGTTGCCGGACGGACGGAAGAACCAATATACTTGGCGCGCATCATTCTGCCTTGCTTGCTCCGCGCTGTTGAACTTCGGGATGAAGACCGGAGTATTCTTTTTCTTCCGTGTATTGTTCCAATCAGCCGAATACCACACGCCTGTGATTTCTTCGTCTTCGCCTTCAACCGCTATGCGGCAAGTGTCATAAGGCAGATGATTGATTTTAGCGACTGAAGCTTTGTCTACGGTATAAATGACTTCGAGAAAGAAGCCGCCAAAGTGTTTAAGATCGTATGCCGCAAGGCGCGAAGATTTATCCGCTTTGAGTTCGTCAAGTTTCGCCTGTCCGGTTGCCGATGTGATACCCTTACCCGCGATCATTTCGGAGATCGAAACGCACAAAGCCCCGTGAACCGGAGAAGACTGAGCGAGGTCTTGCAGGTAAATAGGAAAATTATTCTTAGGCCCGTTATTCACCCAACCCTTACGATCAACCGATTCTTTATTTGACTCAGGCTGATAGTCCGCGAGTTTGATTGAAACAGCGTTATTGACGTTCTTATTCTCCATTTATCACATCGTCGTTTATAGTATCAGACGGAGCATCGAAATACTCAGTCGAATCAGTAAGTACACAATACCCGCGCTCAACAAGACCGACAACGCTAGTATGAGCAGGGTTAGTATTCGATGGCGAATTTTGTCCATAGACTTCGTAACGGTATCTGCCAGCCAAAGTTAAACCAACCGTTGTAACCGTAAGCGTGGTTATACGTGAGTTTTCATTAACAATATCGGCCACCTGAGCAAGATCAACCCCTGTGCTAGAGTTCTCTTCACGGGTTAGGATTATCAGATAATCATCGAAAGCCGTTGAATACAGCAGCCTTCCTTCGTCTAATGAAAGTCGAACGGTTTGATTTGCGGTATTTGTTGATAGATAAATCATCCTGTGAAAAAGGCGGCCACAAAGAGCCGCCTCAATCATAACTCAATAAGCAATGAACTTTACGAAGTCACGGTATAATCCGGAGAAAGTGTTACGTCCACGAAGTTGTCAAACGGTACTGAAGTATATGCTTCGAGTACGAACGGTTGAGCAGGTTCTTGCGCTTCGATTGTGATCTCGTATCCGGTGAAATCTCCTTTTGCCTTTCCGGTGTTAGCAAGCAAAGAGGTTACATACGCACCATCAGTACGGCCAACCATCAAGATTTGGTCGTTATACTGACGAACGAATACAACAAGTTTAGCCTTTGCCAAAAGCTCAAGTTCCTTCTTCTTTGCAGCAGAAAGAACCGGAAGGCGAAGAGTTACCACCTGAGAATAGAACAGGGAAGAGTTGTCTACGTTTTGATTCATCGTAGTGTCACAGCTTCCGGAGTTTCTTACACACTCGTAACGGTAGAGCGTAAATTCAGGCAGCGCGTCAATCTCTCCGGTCGTACCGTCCTCGGTTACTCCGGATGCCACTTCTGCCCAGTTAGCAAAAAACACTTCCTTCACGCCAGCCATTTCGCCACCGCAGGAAAGTGTAAATCCTCTTGTTAGTGTACAACTCATTTTATTTTTTGAATTAGGGGGCAGTTTTACCCGCCCCCGTTGTTTTCAGTTAGATTAGGAAAGACCTGGGCCGTAAGCAGCGATTTCAGAAGTGAAACCGATTTGGCAACCAGCGTAGAATCTTGCAGAGTAACGCACATTCTGAGACAGGTCTTTGTCGGCCATGTCAAGAATTGCTACGTTGTTCATATCAGATTCGAGCCAAGTGCCGAACCACAGGTTAGACTTCTGAGCCATGATAAGGGTGTTTGCAGGGAGACCAGGACAAACAGCGATATCATAGAGACCCATGTACTTCAGACCAGCCATTGCAGGGCCGAGGTTAGCGTACCAACCATTACCCGCAGCAATCTGAGCCTGCATGAAGAGTTCCCATGTGGCGTGGTTCATGTAGATTTGTGGCTTCTCCACACTTGCCTTAACTGCTACTGGCATTGCTGCGATCAGCGCGTCAATTTTGGCAATAATGTTTGAAGAAGTCAGAGCCACCGGAGAAGAAACGAAGTTTACGTCATTGTTTGCGTCAGCGTCAATGAGTGTGTAGAATCCGTCGAACTCTCCTGCGTCACCGTTTGCGCCTGTCCAGATGACGTTGTTTTCCATGTTGGCAGCGATGCCGGAAGTCAGACGCTCAAGAATAGCGGCCTGAATCTCTGCGTTAACTGCTCCGCTCATTACGTCTTTTGTAGACCAATCGGTGAAGAAGTCTTTTTTGCAGATTTGACGCTGAACTTGGAACTCTTCGAGGGTAAGGATACGCTCTGCGAGAGTGATAGTTCCGGTCGGGGTGAAGTCGCAAGTACCAGCAGCGAATGATACGCTGTCATTGATAGTGCGAACTACTGTTTTGTAAGGTACATTCGGCTTTACGGTGATGTACTTTGCGGTTTCAAAACCTACCAGCGCAGGCTTGAGAATCTCACCAGCCAGTTCTCCTGCGTAGGTTGTGGTGAGTGAAGTTGTTGTTGGCATTGTGAGATATTAATTAGATGATGATTGCGTGAATTGCATATACCACTCACGAGTGCCGGGCTTCGGTTCGTCGTTGGTGGTTTCTTTTTTCTTCTTACCGAGTTCCACCTCTTTAACAGAAGGGGCGGCAGGGGCTTTTTCAAGCGACTTTACTTTTGCAAGCGCCACAGAAAGTTTGGTTTCTGTCTCAGTATTCTTGCCGCGAAGTGCTTCAAGTTCGGTTTTCATTGTCGCGATCTCTGCTTCGAGGGTAGCCTTCTGAGTAGCGAGGTTGTCAATCGCTCCGAGAAGTTCCTCAGTTGACATATCCTCTGATTCTACTTCTTTGATTTCGGAGAGTGTGCCGCCTTCGCCTACTACTACGATCTTGCCATCAGCAAGGGTGTAATCTCCGGCAGCAGCAGGGACATTATTACCGTCTGCGTCTTTGGTGTAAACAGGCACACCCGCTTCCCATGCAGCGGCATCGGTGTAGATCATACTTCCGTCAGCGAGTGGAGCTTCGAGAAGTTTCACCTCTTCCTCTTCGAGTTTAATGCCGAGAGCCTTCGCACTTAGGTTGTGCTTTTTCAGCAACTCAGCTACTTTTGATTTGATGCTCATTAGAATGATTTTAACGGATAACGGCATCTGAAAAGAATTTCCCAAAA